ATACAAAACTCATTACAGAGTGCATTGAGTCTACTTTTTGTTGTTGTTGATTGATAACCACCATCGAAGATTGTCATTGTATCGTCTGTCACTTCTGCAATCTTGTTGCCGTGGAGACGTACAACAGAGACGTTTTCCTCTTCATTAAAGTGAACAGTTGTGTTTGCATGAGACCAGTTCTGATTGTTGTGAATAGCAGCACACATTTGGGTTTCGATCTTACGCATTTTTTGTGAGTTGTGAAGTGGTGTGGGGTTGTCTTCCCTTGACTCTCTTAATATACACGATCAGGGGATGCTCGGTAGTTCGTAGTGATACAAAACTCAGGAAGAAAACCTTAAGGTTGCTTGTGACGATTGGGGGATTGGCACAGAACCTTATTTGATACTTTCTTTCAGATCTTAGGGTCGTTAACGCTCATAAACTCGGAGGAAAAAATCTCGTAACACTCGTTTAAACTCACATATTATCAATAGATCTTTGAATTGTTTCATTTCTCTCTTTGATAATTTGTGTCATATTACTATCTAACATTTCAATCATTAGATTTGCTCCGAGAAGAATAAACACTGAGATAAGAACAATTCTCATTAGATAACAGGAATAGAAGTGATTGATTTAACTTGACGGGTATCAAGTTCCCGTGCTTCGTGATAGATCTTACAATTCAGTTTATATGAATTGATTGGTTTGATGTTGCTCTTGCGATTAAACTTAGCAACAGATCCATCTTTAAACTTAACCTCAATATTGTATAACATCTAATCAACCTCCGAACATTTCATCAAATAATGATTGTCCTGATCGTTCATCATTATCCATTCTTTGTTGTTCTCGGAGATTAGCAAGAAAACGAATCTGTGATTGAATATCATCTACTTCATTCTGTAACTTTTCTTTCCTATAGTTCAACTCCATGATAGACTTGTTGATCTCGACTGTGTTCATAGTCTTACGGATTGTGAGGTTGTTAAGTTCTTCTTTAGTGTTCATTCTGCTGCCTCGCAATATACATCATAGAAGCAAGAATAGGCAGCATCATCATGCACAAAGGGTTGAGACATTTCACAAACCCAGTCATATGCCATATCTAAATCAGCACCAGTTTCTGATACAAAGGATTGTAACCCTTGAAGTGCTGAAATGAAGGAAGAGTCGTTAAGGAGCAAGGTTGGATTGATTTTGTTCATGCTGTTAGTATGGCAGATTTTGAGGTGATTTTCAAGGGGTTTTGTGCCAGTTCGTCAATTGGTTTTTTTAGAGTCCGTTGAGATACTCTGCTAGTTCCTCATCGTATTGCTCTTGAGTGTCAAAGGTGCGACCGTGGATCACACAAGGGAAGGTCTTCTCCTGACCTGCTGCTGCGACCATCTCGCAGTCTTGTCGATCGTATCCCATCTCGACTAGGGTGTTCACGTAAGGGTTGTTTGATTTCATACTGATAGTATGGCAGATCCTGTCGGATTTTGGAGTTCGTGGTGATACAAAACTACGAAAGAGAATCTAAAGGTTGCTTGTGCCAATCTTGACACTGGTTTAATTCTCTTTACTTGTGTGTTAATAGAGTTAGAATACATTGGTCCATGAATGATGCTTTGCAGCACTAATCCTACCATCTTTGAGTAATCCATCACACACTTGACAGAATACTTCAAACTTTTCCAATCGTGTCAGGTTAGCATCAATTTTGTTTGAAGTTTCACCGACGACTTTGAGCAATTGTGTTTTGAGCATGATGTTAGTTAGTGACGTAAGTTTGTGCGATTGCATCAGTCTTAAACTTTCTGCATAGTTTAAACAAGAGTTTTAAATCATCTGCAATTACATAACGGAACGAAGATGATTCAATGATAAACTTATCATCCTCCAACCATACTTGTGGGAGTTGTTTCTTGTAGATTGGGAAATCAATCATCAAACTAACTCCTGCTGAAGTGACATAAGATTCTCTTCGGTAACCTCATCCACACACTCTTGAATCACAGTGTAGATGTAGTCTATTTGACCAACATCGTCAAAGATACGTGCAACAAGTGCAGGATCATTTACCTCAATATCATAATCAATCTCACCATTTTCATCCTTCATATGAATATCTTCCTTGGTATAAATCCATGCGGCACATTCTGCATCTTCTCCCTGTTCTTTGATCATACTTGATACTCGGTCTTGAAGTTGCTTGAGAGTGTAATTCATTTGTGTTTGTGATTGAAGATTGTGAAGATGAGTCTTGATTAGTGACATAAACTCAACTCAACATGCCATGGGAGCATATTCTTCACGAGGCATCTTGTCAAGATTGAAGTCAGTTACTTCAGCACCATTAGCAATGCGAGAATGCCAATCATACTTTGCTTCGATACCAAGAACTGTGCTGTATGATTTCATACCATTAGCACGGAAAGTAACACGACGAATGAAACGACGAACTGTAACTTTCATTCCTTTCTTTTCACAAGACTCAGCAATGAATGCCTCAGGGAAGTAATCAACGATAGTGGCAGAGTTGGTGACTTGCATCGGGTTTGTTCCTTTGACTCTTTAATAATACACGAAAATGGGAGCAGCACAACCGGAGCTGTGCCACTTCATGAACTGGTTTATTTGTTACTCCAATACCATAAGATTGCTGCTATAAGTGTGATTGGAATTATCCACATCCAATACTCAATGATCAACCACAGAACAAATAAGATGGCAAACAATCCTATCATCCCACCAATATTCGTGCCACTGTTGCTCCGTGAAGATGAATTTGTATCATCATCGTCATCATCATTATCCCATGAAGATGTTTTACCCACGATAGGATTACAACCGATAATCTTTACTGTAGGATTTCTTGCTTGTGCTGTTTTCTTTGCATCTTGATAGTCATTTGCATAAACTTCCTCAGTAAATACTGATCCACCTTGATACAACTTGACTTCCCACTTCATGATGTTAATTAACGAACGTAAAGGAATGAACCGTAAGGATCTACGATCTCAGGGTGATCAGTCAAGAAATCAATATAGAACCGAATGCCTTTCGCAGGTGCTTTATATGATGCTGGTTTGTAACATGCACCAGACTCTTTGTCGATGAACATAAACACACCATTATTTGAAAAACTGTTATCAGCATGAATCCTGAATTGATTCAGTTTGATATATTTTTTACCTATACTATATTCTAACTTAGAGTATGAACTATGTCCAGACTCGGTTGCATTAACTTTCCATCGATTGTTGACAACCTCAAGAAAACATTCGGTGAGATATTCTGTTTTGGATTGAGTAAGTGTGTTCATGATGATAATAAAAAGTTTGTGGAGTTTGAATCAGAAAGGGTTAGACCATGACTCATACTTCTTCATAGTGATGTAACCCTCACGGCAAAGTTCATCAGTGAAGATTCCCCATGCCTCACGTTTTGCGGCACTATCAGTTGAACGTTTTGTGCCCATAGTGCTCCATTTCCAATTGTAACGAAACTGCTCCAGTGCTTGTGCTTTGGTGGTTGATCGCATCGGGTTGAATTCCTTTGACTCTTTAATAATACACGATTTTGGGGTGAGATCAACCGGTACTAGACCAGTTCGGCAACTGGTTGGATTCTCTTCATGATAGTCTTGTATGTTGCTTTGCTAAGTGATTTTCTGTGAACTTGAACAACAATTGGACGATGATAGTTTGGGTGAATGTACAAACGATGACTCCCAGTTTGTCTCATAAAGATACAACCGAGAGCGATCATTTCCTTTTCAAGTTGTTTCCAACTGATCATGACGAAAATTTATTGTGGGTAGAAGAGACCGGAACCTCTCCCATGAACCCACTATAACAGAGACCGAAACCCGATGCGAGGTCTGTAACAATTCGTCATGATTTTGTTTTTCTGCTGGGTTGATGGTATGCTGTCATCCTGTCGATGTGCTGTCTTGAGAACCATTGCCACCACTAGAGCAAAGACCTGTTTTTTGCATAATTCTATCGGGGACGGGTGTTACGTCATCCCCACCGGTTTCGTTATGGAAAAAACACTAAATGTTATCCGTGGTTCTCCATAAACTCGTCAAGAGTGTAACCTTCTCCGGTTGATGTTTCTTCGATTAATTCTTCAATGGTAAGTAATTCCATCTTCAAACGGTACTCTTCAGGTGTGTCATCTTCTGGGTCATAGTCATCATGACACAGATATTCCCACTCATGAACAAGTGCATCAATCAATTGTTCTTTAGTGTAATCAGACATTTGCGAATCTCCCGTTGTTGAAGTTTGCATGTGAGAATTGCTCTCTACTTACAAGTTTGAACATGCCATATTGGTTGATACCAACATAACCCTCACCACCACATTGCTTGCCATTGATGTATGCTTTAGGACCGTTATTACGGCAAAGGAAAAGTATGTCCTCTTTGATAGATTTGATGAGGAACCAGTAACTAATCAAACGGGAGTTGTTGAATGTTTCTGGAACAACTTCACGACCTTCACGAATACATTTGTTCAATTGTACTTTAAGTTCTGCTGCTTCTTTCTTGTCAGCAAATGTCACCATCTGTGCCATCTGACGTGCGAAACCAACAATCTCATCGAAATCTTCATCGACTTGCCAACACTCAGGTTGAACAAACTTACACGACTCAGTATCATCGAAGATTTCCATATCTACCATGTCATTGATGACATAGGCATCTTTCATGTCACCATCAGTCGCATACAATGTGTGCGGTGCGATGACAATGTTCTGATCAATTACTTCATCAAAGATGTAAGTAATCGTATTGGGGCAAAAAGTATCATCACCCCCAAACCCAATAAAATCACCTTGAACAATCCCGTCGAAAGAAGGAAGACAATCAAAACAATGATGTAGTATGTTAGCAACAACCCCAGAATGATTGCGATCAATGTCATCATGCGTTTCATTGATCTTGATTAGTTTTTTGTTGAATACAGATTTAGTACCGACAAAGAAATTGCCAGTGGTAGGATTCGTGCCCCAAACAATAGCAGGAGCACCATCAATTTTCACGGAAAGATCACATTCAGTAAGGAACCAATCAAGGATAGAAAGATCACCCGTCAG